GATCATCTGCTTCTAGGCGTGAATGTTGTAAGACTGTGCAATTTGTCTTTTCTGTCACAAATTCTTTAAAAGTATCAAAGGCTTCCCAAAACACTTTCTCTTCTTCTGCTTCTCGTTCTGTATGTGCGGCACGACTAGCAGCTCGTTGTGCTTTGTAAGGCTTGTAATGATCTTTACGCCAACTGCGTCCCTCTAAACAGAATACTACATGACTTCCACTAAAGTCTTGCCAGGCCTTTTTAATGCTGTTTAGTGTAATGTGAAAAGCCATGCCTAACTTAATGTCAGCATCACCGTTGATAACGTGTCTAGCACGAAAAAAAGTATTAGCAGTATCAACTAAAATATATGTCATAGATTCTTTTTTCTAACAGAGTTGATATCAATAACGCCAGTATTTACAGCGCCACCAAAATCACCATCAACTACTACATTAGCACACAGTTCACGGAACCAACGATCCACAATTTCTTCGTCTTTGTCACCGTCAAAACCATATCCCTCTTGCTTTAATTTTAACACAAAAAGCTCGTTCCAGTCAAGCTCAAAAAAGCCATTACGTATGTTATCTTTGTTGATGTGTGTATTAAGCACCCCTACCCACGGTTCTTTCAATTTGGTTGCTCGATCTTTTGGACTTAGTTTGGCAGTTTCTTCTGCTTCTACAGCACGTTCTGCAGATGCAACTGCGTCTTTAGCAATCTTTGTGGATTCTTCAGCCAACTGTACTGCTGCTGCTGTTTCGGCCTTGAGTTTATCAATGCCAAATAATTTTTCTACAAATCGTCTCATCAAGTACCCCACTCATTTTTAAATAACGGCACTTGTAATCTATCACTATAACGCCATCCACGTTTCATAGCTGCCAGTGCCACATTCTTTGCGTTGAGTGTATAAACACTTTCCACACCACCAACTGGCATTAGATAAACATGCCCGTTAAATCCAGCATTACGGAATGCACCCACAGCACATTCAGCATCTGAAATATCCTGCTCTGTTGCAACAACAAATTTAAGATAAACTGTTCCTACTTGTTCATACTCACACACAATTTCTGGACAGATAGCTTCCTCCCACTTCTCTCCACTTGCTGGAAGTTTAGCACTTACACTGAATGTAAGTTCTTTATTATCTGTCCATTCAATTAGATATTCTTTAAATTTAGGATCAAGTTTTTGAGTACCATTTGTTTCAAAAGTAATCTCTTGCAAGTCACGCATCTTAGGATGATCTAGTAGATCTGGATAAGCACGTTGCCACCCTAACAATGGTTCGCCGCCTGTAATAACTAAGTGTTCGTCAATCCAATGATCCTGCGGAAGCATTTCCATAATTCGATCTACAATAGCTTCGCTAGTAAGCATAGGCGACAAATCTTTAAAGCGTGGATCCCAACTAGCATAGCTGTCACAGCCTGTGCTAACAAGTGGCAAATCTTTATAATCCTTGTAAGGAATATTGTCGTGAGCAAAAGCAATAGTTTCAACTTCTGTACTTATTTCACCCCGCGGCATACCGAAGCCTGCACATTTAAAGTTACAGCCGAAGGTTCTAAGGAACACACTGGGCACCCCCATATATCTACCCTCGCCCTGTATAGAGTAGAAAAGTTCCGCTATTTTAATCTTGCTCATGCTCAACCCCACTTTTAAATATATTTGACCATTTTTTTAATTTGGCAATTTTGTTACCTGCTGCCGCAAGCACTTCCTCTTTATCTACTATATTATGATCAATACAAAGATCGATCATGGCCTGTAAATCTCCTAGTTCTTCTGCTAGATGTTGTCTGTTAGTAAGTGGCTTACCGGGTTTGACATTATCTAAACCGAATCGACTTATCTTGCTGATAGCAACAATTACTTCTGCACATTCCTCTTGAGTAATGTCTAGGATTTCTTTTTCTTTATTATTCATATTACTAGTATACACTCTTTTTGTCAAAGACCAAGAGCCATTTTGATTATCTTTCCAGTCTAATACATCACCTTCTTTCCAACCTGTTTCTTCGATCATATCTTCAGGGAATGGTAGTATCAAGTCACCGGTTTCGGGATCGTCTTGTAGTTCAATTGTCCAATTTTTCAATGCTAACTCCTGATTTTTTAAGGAACTCGATTCCTGCATCGTCTCTATAGTTTTCACCGTAGTAGACACCATTTATGCCAGACTGGTATATAAGTTTGGCGCATTCAATACAAGGGGCATGAGTAATAAAAATATCAGCACCAAGCCCACTTTCATTGGACTTTGCCAATTTTGCAATAGCATTTGATTCAGCATGAAGTACTTCTGGTTTAGTTTTTAAGGCATATCTTCTAGCATATCCTAGATCGGGATCGATATCCTCTTCTTCAAATGGCCATCGATCATAAATCTCTTCGGGGCTTAGCCAACCTCCAGCATCGCCGCCCATGTACTCTTTGTGCTCACAATCATTATTCCAACCTGCCGGCATACCATTGTAGCCAATACTAATAATACGATCATCTTTAACAACAATAGCACCAACGTGCAATCTACGTGCGTGACTAAGTTCTGCGAATACCTTTGCGGTCTTCATATAAGTTTGTTTGAACTTTTCCTTCATTTTGTTTCTTCCATTCTTGTTGTTTAAGTTCTCGACATTGCTTTTTTACTTCTACGGGAATATCAGGATGCCATTCAGCCATACCACAATCGTATACTCTATATTCAGGCATTGGTGTCAGACTGAGTACTACTACCCACATTAAAAATCCTATTGCAAATCCCACTAGATATTTTGTCATAGTCTATCACTTAGTAATAGATTACACATTAATACATCTTGTTCTGTTTTAAAGAAAAATTTCATATAGTCTGCAGAAACTTCTGTGGTATATCTATGTCCCGGCAATCCGAAATGTTCAATTACCATAGCGCAACTTTCGTTCCACCATTTATTTTCCTGCGAGTTCCAAGTTAGATTAACGACGTTCATCAACTAATACTTTTCTAAACCTATGTGTAAAACTTTCTTTTAGGCACGAATATTCGAGATTGTCTCGGAGACGCATATAGTGTACCCAAGTTTGATTTCCTATATCAACTACATCAATTACTCGAAAATATTCTCGAGCCCCTGCTTCCCACACTTCGCCATTACTAACTTCTTGCATTTTTAGCCCTTTCAGATAGATATGTTTCATTATGAATCCACCTGTTATTTACTAAAAATCCCCATTCACGCTTTTGCGGCCCTGGCATAAACATAGTCCAGGCAGTCACACTAGGATCAAGCTCAATACGATGATAGCTGTTAGCCCTACATACACGAAAATGGCCGGGTCCTCGCCATTTACATATCTCATTAAATTTACGACCCTGTTCGTCAAATTGAGGAATCCATTCATAATATCCACCTTTAAGTATTAGTGTTGCGTATGGCCAAGGATGATCATGAACATCATCTGGATCTGATTTAAGAAATTTATGAATAAAAACATTAAACGGAAACCAATCTCTATCTTTTAGAAAAACGTAATATCTTTCAAGATATGGCTGATCGTTCACACGATCCATTATGATTCTTTTACGTTCTAATCGTTCTAAAAAATCGAGAAACCATTTCATTTACAAGTCTCCAGAAATTCATTTAACCTATGGGCAGCCTCGTTAAAATCTACAGCCCAAACCTTTGCTTTAATTTGATTATCAACAATACTCATATCAAACGGAACAACGCCATTAAATCTGAAGTTATCTGGGACTTCGGTAGTGACAGTAAACTCGTGCAAGTTCTTCGCTCTAAAAATAAGATTAGTTGCCATGTCTACTGAATTCATATTATCCACCTTGTGTTGAGTCTTTTGGAAATACTTCGCTAAACGGCCACGATGTATTTGGATCTGGACGAGATTTAAGTTTTACATTTGTTTCAATAACTTCTCCAGCATCGTTGCATAGATCAACTTGATACGGTGCTAAGATATGCACTGCGGCATCTTCCTCCGACCAATCATGCTCGCCATCATACAACCAACCAGCACCACCTTCGTAGTAGAGTTCTTTGAGTTCTTGTTGTTCTAATTCTGTAATATCATCGCTAAACTCCCACTCGACGCTGACGCTATCATCAAACTCACAGCCCCAACCACAATCGGTTCGAGCATAGGCAACAGTATCACCTTGCCACGGAAGGTTGCAATCTAAATCACCTTCGACAAAACCTTGACCCCAACGATATGTTTCGTCAATGTTAAACCAACTGACGCTATCATCGGGGTTCCTACGATACATTTCTACATGGTAGACAATGCTTTTCTTTTCTAATGGTTTGATTACGTATACAGTCATATTAGAGTTCCATAATAAAATATTTCGATGCAGGATATTGCGTCTGCAACCATTCTAACAGGCCTTCTTCAACTGGCAAACGAACGCTGTCAAATTTGTTAGTAATGTATCTCATCGCGGTGCAAACTCCTGTTGTAGTTTAATATTGTCAAAGAATTCTTTCTTTGTATGTGGATCATCTTTAAATGAACCTTTCAATACAGTAGTCTGTGTTAGACTTGAGTGTGCCATGATGCCGCGATTCTCACAACAGCCATGAACTGCCTGCACGTAGACTGCTACGTTTTCTGATTCGGTTGCTTTGCTGATTTCGCGGGCGATGTCGTTGCACAATTCTTCTTGTAATGTTCCACGACGAGCACACCACTGTGCTATTCTGGTATACTTTGAGAGACCAATAAGTTTATTAGCGGCAATGATACCGATGTAGGCAACCCCAGATACAGGCTGGTGGTGATGAGAACACATACTTCGTAGCTCACTACGTACCACAAGCATACCTTCGTAACGGTCGGCGCTGTCATTTGGAAAAGCTGTTGCATCTGGTGCTGTTTCATATCTACCTGCCATAATTTCATTAAAGTACATCTTGGCAAGTCGTCTTGCAGTACCTTTACTGTTGGGATCGTTTTCACGATCAATAAGCAAACTATCTAGCACTTGTTCAAATGCAGGAGTTGCTTCGTCGATTAGTTTTTCTAAGTCGCCTTCGTGCAGGTAATCACTAATGTTGTCACCTGCCCAGAAACGTTTGCCTTCACGTTTCATTTTAAAGCGAATGTGATCGCCCAGGTATGCTTCTTGATAGCCACCATCGCCTGCCATTGCGTCCAGGCCTGTTTCGTTTTTATTTGTCAATTTTTATTTCTCCGAGTTAGTGTCGTGGATGACATACATTATTATTTTAACATCTTTAATAGTTGAGTGCAACTAAAAAAGTTTTCTTTCAGTATATCTACTTGTTTATTTAGGCTAGGCAAGAATTTTTCGTAATTATTCATGTATTGAATAATCTTATTACAAATATCAGGTCTGTGTGCCTCGTATGCACTATAGCTTTCAGTCCATTCGCTAGGATATTTAAATGTATCTAATGCCATTTCGCTGTAGCTTAGTCTATCGGGAACCATAGGAATCGCATCTACAATAGCACCTTCATACCAACTGATGCCAAGCGTTTCTTGTAGGTTAGCACTGAATATCAGTTTAGCTTCTCCTAACAAATTGTGATATTCATTTTTGGTCAACTGTTGATCTTGACAAACAACAAATTCATATTGCGGCAACTGATGTTTTAGATCACGGAAAATTTCTACCTGCTTCTCAGGAGCAATTCGATGTGGGAACAAGATAAGATCACGCTTGGGCATACCTTTGTACATTGCTAATGTATCCTGCATATACTCCATGGGCCAACCTGTGCGTACAAACTTAGGATACTCGCCTGCAAGTATTTCTTTAAGTTCTTCTTCGTACCAAGGATTTTCTACAGAATGCCCATTGTTCAACAGTTCTCTATTAAACATTTCTATATGAAAGTCAGTGGCAAAGTAGTTGTGATCAAAGGCTGAAAAGAATGATTTCTCTGCATTACGCACCCAAGGCTTATTACCAACAAGTCTGCCTAGAAAGTCTTGAGGATCATAACTGCCAGCATGCCACAAGCCATGTGTAACAACTGGTATGCCCAGCAGTTCACTCATGTACTTGAGATTGATGACACCAGGATGCCAAGCATCAGTAAATAAGAAGTGATCATTGGCGCGAATGCTTCCGTCGCAAAATAACCGGCCCATCTGCTCAACTTGACTAGCCTTGTATATATTAGTGCCACCAAAGTTGAGAAATGCTCCAGGAGTGGTAGCACTAGGAATATCCGTAGGACCTGATATAATGTTGACATGGTGTCCTGCCTTTCGTAGGAGGGTAGGTACATGAGTCTTCCATTGACCAGTGTACCTTGTCTCGACTGCTTCTAAATCAACGAGAAAAACTGTCATTGCGCTGACGGAAGTTATTGTTTCCGCTACGATTGTACTCGCCGCGATTGTTAGTGTACTCACCACGTGGACGACGTGGGCGTGTGCTGTAGTAATAATTATTCCAAATCTGACTATCTCTATTGTAGAGATTAGCCTCGTTAAAATCACACAGTTCAAAGCGACAGAAGTCTTTAAACTTTTCCAGATCATCAAAGATTTTAACAATGTCTGGACGATCTTCGAAATACGAAACGTTTTTATAATTCTTAGCCATTTTAGCTTTTCCTATTAATACTTAATAAATGAACCATTTTCTCCGTCTTCGGAGACCTCAATCCAAACCTCACGGTTGGGATACTTTTTGGAGATAGCGTCATATAAATCACCTGACATCATCTCACAACTCTTGTAGTCTAACGCTAGTATACTATCTTTATAAAGATTTAGCAACCATCGTTTGAACTGAATAAACTCAATATCGCGATCATCGTGTGTTACACCTATCCAAACTTTAAAGTGGAAGATATGGCGATGCGGATAGCCTAGAAAACTTACATCATACTCGTCACCTGTAGCAAGATTAGCGTCTGTAAGTGCGGCTGGATATTTGTGCATACCTTCTTTGTTAAAGGTAACCCAAATCATTTTGTTTGGTCGAATGTCTTGTTTAATAATCATACTGATAACAATCCTTTGGCAAATGTTTGAATTTCTTCTTTAGTCATATGGAAGTTATAGGTGCTGGTAAAATCTACTTGACCGTTGTCATTGAGGCATTCTTGAATAACATCAAGAGATAAGCAACCTTTAGGACTTACTGCTTCCCATGATTCTACACGCACTCTAAATGCAGAATCTTCTTTAACTGTAAACTTTTTTACTTTTAAACTTTCGTGTTTCATCTCAAACTCTCCATAGTGATAATTTTTGCTAGCTCTTCACCTAGGTCTTTATCGTCTGTGACCACGTGCAGACTGTGTCTATGATCGTCCTTTTGACGATCATACTTGGTTGTTTCAATAATAGTTCCACCACCAGCACTGTAAACATTTAATCTAAACCCTTGTGACTGAATGTTTGGCCCTTCACTGTCAACGCTGATAACATTTCCACTGTAATCGGCACTATCATCCATTATCCAGTTTCGAATTCTTTGTTTAAATGTTAGTTTCATAGGTTTATTTGCCATGTATGATCTGGTCATTGATTTCTGCAATCGATTAACGGACTTAGCAGTCGAGGCATACGGGTTTGTTGCCATTATTTGATAATCTCATCTTTGCCATATTGATCCCAACTAGTAAACTTATTTCTATCTAGTAGGTCATGGAGGTTATGGCACCACACTCCGGGATTAGTTGCTTTAAAATCTTTGTCGTCTATCTTTATTGTAGCATTATATCCCAGCTGTTGTAAATAGGGCAGTTTAACCGAAATCTGTGGAATGAACTGACGCTTCTCAACCAGACCGCTTTCAAGAAGTCCTTCTACTTGTGCTAGATCTAGATCTAGTGTACACCAAAATTCATCATCGGCATCTAGACAAACATAGATCATATTTTCCCAAAGACGCCATTGATCTGCATCGTTAAATTTTAGATTAGGAAAACTTTGATTAGCACCAAAGTAGATGTGAGTACATCTATGGTTGCGAGCAAGTTCCATGATCATATACTCGTCGTGTACACCTGTTACAAACAAAGTTTTCATTCCGTAAGCAGGAGTCTTTTCGATCTCGATTCCTGTAAAGAATGTGATGCTGTCTGCAACACCTGATTCGTAATTTCTTTTCATTCTGCAAACCTTTCTTTCATACGTTGTTGACGTTCTGCTTCGTGATGATCACAGAGAGTCTTAATCCACCCACCTTGTCTACTTTTACCAGGAGCACCACATTCTTCACAACTGGCATCGGCCCACGTTTCCGCCATACGAACCATTCCATTGATATTTTCGTCACCACCATCGTAGTAGAAACGTAGTCCGCCAAACTTCTCTTTAATCTGTGCTACTGTTACCTGCGGCACTACTTCAGACTGTTTGTTCTTCCAATCAATATGATGCTGAATATTACTGCACAACTTTTCTAGAATTGGCCACCAACCTTCACCACATGCAAATCCACCATACTTACCACTAAACATCTTTGGAAATCGTTCTTCCATGTGTTTGGCAAAAGCGTCATATTTTTCAAATTCGTCACTCATTACCAAGTACTCACGTCAGTGTTATCAACTTTAATATCCTTGCCCAGCAATTCAAAATGAACTGTTGTGGTAGGCCCAATACCACTAGAGTGTTCCTCAACAATTTCAAATTGAGGAACCTCCGGAAAACGATTGGCAATATCTGTCAATGTTTTAATTTGAGTCTGTGTTAATATATATTTTTTCATCGCTCGTCATCAAAGTCGACAGTTTCGTGATCGTGTTCCCATTGCTTACGTCTTAGTATAGCAAGTTCGTCTCTTAAAAGCAACCTCTGTTTCTTCAATTCTTGCATTTTCATATCTTCAAACAGTCCATTCTTTTCTAGTGTATCGATTTTTTGGTCCAACACTCTATGAGATTCCTCTAAATGTTTAATTCTGTTTTCGTACATAGTTACTCCTTATTCAGCTACAAGTTTATCCAATTCACCATCTTCACGATCGTCGTTCCATGAGTCTTTATCTTCGCTGCCTTCTTCGTAGAACAGGTCATTAGAGATATTTGTAACACCACCACGTAGGCGTGAGCCTTCCAAATTCTGCATAAAGCCTCTGGTCTCTGCATCAGCAATCATTTCAAATGCAGATTCTTTGTTAGGACAATTAAACAGTTCTTCAACAAAGCGATCAAAGTACAAGATGTTGCGTGGAACCCAATCACTGTACTCATCACTCATATCACGATCTTTGTTTTTCTTCCACATTCTCCAGTCAGGTCGAATCTTAGCTTGTTCAATATCTGCCAAGTTGTTAGCACGTTGTACAGCAACAATGTGTTGATAGACATTATGTCCCATCATTAGTGCATAACCGAAGCTATCCCACGATGTTTTGCCTTCTTTACCGATCTTGTTTAACATTCCTGGCTTGTAATGACACACATCTGAAACATTAAGTCTACGTCCAATTTCGCTTTCGAACGGAAACGGAATGTCTGGACGTGATGCAAGTGCTTTGTTATCTGGGGCCTTGTCCATAATAACACTCCAACGCTTGGCTGTATGCTGACTGTTAGTATAGACCAGTCCGTGTGCAGTTGCAATAAACGGTGATGCACAGTCAAAGCTGATGGTAAAGTTAGGATTGACGTGTTTACGGATCTGACGTTGAATACTGGTCAAGTAGCATGACCAATCTAACTGTGCAGTACCCAAGAAGTGCATCCAATCCTTGCCTTCTAACATACCGTCGAAGCGCATAGTAATCAATCGGCGAAGAGTAATATGCATCTTGCACATGTTAGCACCGCCCATCGCCCAACCTTCGGCGGCTTTATCGCCCCAGACAGTCTTGTCACTGAACTCTTTAACGCCTTCATACCATGCTTCAGCAGTATCCCAGTTACTGCCCTGTAGAACGTTTAAGAACTTAGTAGCACCTAAACGATTTTCTAAGAAGTACTTGTTGTTGTGACGAGTTTTTTCTAGACAGTCTTCAAAAGACTTCAATCCAGTCTTTGGGGAGTGAATATGATCGCAGGCCCAAGTCGGAACGTCAAGCATCATTGACCAGTCAGCAGTTAATTCAAGCCAGTTAAGAATATCATCTCGAGTTTTGTTAGCTGCTTTACCTTCAAAGTCTAGCCAATCAAACTTAAGAATACCTTTACCAATCTGATAACCGCCAGAGTCACCCAAGATCATTGTCTTGCTACGATCACGTTGTTGAATCATTGAATCATGATCCATTGTTTTAGTAAGATCTAATTGTGCGTGACCTGCTGAATACAAACCATACTTGTAATAAAAGTATCCTTGCTCCGGGTTTAAAAAGTTCATACCTTCAATGCCACGATCAAATCCTTTAGGAATACGATCTTTAGGTACGAACTCTTCCTTACGTTGTTTTGCAATGTAAGTGCTGTAGAAACTACTGATTGCAGGCAAATAGACTGCGTAGTCTTTCTGTAGGGGTGTTAAATCAACTGGTTGTTTCATGTTCTCTCGCTAATTTTGCTGTAATGTCTAATTGACGTTTTGCCTGTTCTACGTTTTCTAATGCTATTTTAACAGCCTTGTTTTCATTTGCCAAGCTCTTCCACATCATTTCTTCGTTACGTTTCTCACGGGCCCAATCTAATAAAGATTCTGCTTCACCATTTAGACCTACACTGGCATAATACATATTCAGTATAACCCAATTAGATCCGTCAAACACTTCCATATTTTGATTAGAAGTGTTATAACGCATATTGCCAACACCTTGTGCTCCGTTATAGCCTCCGCTATAGCCGTTCACATGGGTACTGGTATTACTGCCAGTGACTTGAACATAACGACTCGAAGAAGTAATGTTCTTAATCATATTTAGGCCGCCTGTGCTGGAATGATATATTTGTAAGTAGCAAGTCCGCTGTCCAAAGTAATCTGAATAGCACCTTCATTGCTCAAGGACATCTTTGTGTTGTTGACATCTGCAATCTTGAGAATACTCAAGATTGGTAGCACTGGCCAAGTCCAACCACGATCTAATTTACCAGTAATGCCCATGGCAAATATAAACTCTCCGCCGTGTGTTGAAGCATCGCCAAAGATAAATTTCAATTTATCACCATCAGTCTTTGCCAAGAATGTTGGATGTTCGTTGTTAGCACCTGCTTGAAAGTTGAAACGTTGCACAGCACTAACTGTGGGTTCAACCTCCACGTCCCACTTAACACCTCGAAACTTAACTGTTTTCATTTTTTCATTAATGATCTCAGTATTCATAAAACGGTAATCGTTTTTAAAATCGCCATCTTTGTTTTCAAAGTGTAGACCAGTTGGAATTGTTTCGCCATTGCGATCTGCGGTAGTGATACTAATCTTGGCATTTTCTTTGTACTCAGCACCGTCTAACAAATATTTTAATTTGTTTAGTTGCGGCATACCAAATACACCCATCATATCTGGATACGGTGCATTAGTTTCAGCTTCCATAATCACTGAACGGTCCTCAGCCATTGAATTGATCACGGTTTTATTTTGATCGCCGGTGACTTTAACTGTGGTTAAAAAGCCTAGGTTCTGTGTGTGCGATACGATATCTTGTAAAATGTCTTTCATTGAAAGTTCTCCTGTATATTAAGATTATATTTAGATCTAGAGTAAAAAGCAACCGCAATTTACTCAAAGTCAAACAATTTTGCGAATGTGTTATCACTGCGAGTTGAACTGATATCCCATTCCAAGACACCAATCAAGTTTTCTAGCTTTTCATCGATGACTGCGTTTTCCATTTCAGCATCGTTGAAGGGCAAGTCTTTGAACCATTGAGGTAATCTCAGTTCATCTACCGGATAGGCCACTGATGTATACCCCATTGGATTATCTTTGACCTTGCAGACAATGACTTTAGCACCGTCTGTAATGGCTACAGAGTATTTGTCATCCATCATACGTTTCAAAGTATTCCAGTTAAGACTTGCTCGAACGTGTCCGGGCATGTTAGTCTTACCTGCTTTCTTTTCTTTGTCGCGATATTGAGAAATGTTATTGGCACGTTTTGGACTACCCTTCTCCCAACCCGGTCTAGTTTTAAATTCAGTGCGGAAGTTAGTGATATATTCTAACACTTCCTCCTTACCTGCACCGTTGAGCACTTTAGTAAGTACTTCACTAAGAAAATCTTGAATTACTACAGGAGTATCAGATCTTTTTAAATCAAGTCCCATTGCTTTGATTTTTCCAGGAGTACCCCCAGTGTCTGTTCTTTTTCCTTCTTTGTCGTAATAAAGGACTGCATATCTCTTCTTGGTGATGAATAGTCCTTTGGAAGCAACAATCTCGCGACCTGCTTTGATGACCTCTCCTCGAGACTTCGGGCAGTGAAAAGCATCTTGCATAAATTTTGGGAAAGTTCCATTGACAGTTTCTCCTATAGTATCATAAAGTTCAACAACTGATTCCTTACTCCAAGGAATTGCTCCTTTCTCAATGTCCTTCTTTAACGTAGCATACGCTGAGAAGTAACAAGAGTCTGTGTCACCGTAAATGATTGCTTTGCCTATATGATCATTTTCTCCGGTGATAATTTCGTTTACTTTACCTGCCATGTGACGAGCAATGGCACGCCCTGTAAGTGTAGTCGACTGTCCAATTCGATTGTCAAAGAAACGGCAACCTGGATTCAAAATAGCACCATACAGGCTGTTCAAGTTAATTTTCTTGACCAACTGACGTTTGTCCCAATATTCTTCTTCAATTTTATTACCGGCTGCAATACAATCCTTTAACTTAGCCTGCATGTCTTTACGTTCAGCATACCACCGCTTGAGTAGTCCTGGAATGATACCTTCTTTCTCATAGGTAAAGATTGTACCGTTTGCTGAAAGCATCCAAGGCTGATTACTTTCAAAGATTAGATCATAGGCCTGTGCTGCACTTAGTGTATCTACTCCTCCATCTTCCCAGTCAATAGTAATTTCTCTTCCAACATTTCGTTCTAACACAGCGGAATATTCTAGTGAACCAAATACGCCTTCCCATGCTGATGCAAATGATTTACCTTTAGCAATTTCGGCAGCAATATAATCTTTAGTACCATCTTGACGCAGTTGTCCTACAATAGTTTCCGGACCCATGTTCAACGCTCTAATTGCAGAGGGATACAATGAATTAATGTCTAATGAGCCAATCCACTCGTGAATGCCTTTTTTGGGATAAGCAACATAAGCACCAGCGGCTTGATTACTAAATCCTTCCTCTCGACTTATTCTATTAGGAACAATCATTCCGCGTTTGTGAGCTTCGTTGATAATGGCCTGCTCTGTAACAGCCACCGCACCCATTGTTGTTTGAAGTAGCACAGTACATTCATGAGCCAGTGTGTTAGCAAGGGCTAAGAACTTTAATTTCTTGTCCAACTTTTCCAATAGCATACAGTCTTGTCTATTGTATTCGATAAATCTACGGAAGTCATTGTTGTACAATTGATCAAGTGTGCCTTCGTAGACAGTTTTATTTTCTCCAATCTCCATCTCACCGATAGCATCTAATCGATATGTATGACGTTCTTCATATGTGTATTTTCGATATAGTTCGAGACTGTCTAAGTGTACACGACCTATAAGATCATATGTAACCGCAGCCTTGCCATACTTTTCGTATTCACGTTTCTTGGGGAATTGATTCCATAAACAAAAACGTCTTGTATCTTCTTTGCTTAATACTTTGGTAACACGATTAACGGTATAAGGAATATCAAAGCCTTCTGAGTTCCAACCACTTAGTACATCTGCATCTTGTATTAGATCCAAGAACATGTCTAACATATCTGCTTCGTTATCAAACAAATAGGTGTTAGGAAATTCTTCGACCTGCTTCTTAGCTTCTTCCATACTCAACGTTTTGGGCGGAATTGCCAAACAGATCATGGTCTGCATCCATTGTAGGTAGACAGCAATGGCAGTGATTGGCATAAATGCATCTTCTGGTGATGCATAGCCACGTTCTGGATCAAAGTCTACCTCAATGTCAAACCATGCTACATTTAGTTTTGGCGCATCAACATTAAGATAATGATCTTCCAGGCAACGATATATGGGATTGATATCACTTTCAAACAGTTTTTTGTTTGAATGAATTGCAAGTTCTTTGCGATGTTCTTTGACATTTTTGGAACTCACTCTTGAAAGAGGTTGTCCAAAAATACTTGTGAATTTACCCTTGGCGTCTGGGTAATAAAATATATGACGGGCAGGGTATTCTTTGTAATGCCGTTCGCCTTTATCATTGCGCTCAACAACATTGATCATATCCTGCTCTCGATTATAGAAAGCGTCTACGTAACTCAAATTTTTCTCCTATGTCTTTTGTGGCAGACAAATACCAACACAATCATTTATGGCTGATCCAACCTTTTTCTTAATTACTTATCATCACAAGACCTACTCATCAACAAATAGTGTTGTAAATGAAAACCTGAGTTTTGAGTCCCCTGTTGTTCCGGATGGCTTGTGAACTATATTACTTGGAAAAACTACGATTCTATTAGGCTTACATGCAACTGCTATTTCTGGTTCCCCTGTATCATTACAAAATATAGTCTCACCGCCCCATTCAGGATGCCAGTAACCATTTATATAATATAGGAATGTAAGACTTGACTCATGATGTCGATCCGTATGATATAAGTATTTGGTTGACGGGGCAGTACTCAACATCCAAGATCTCATTATATTTTTATTATTAAACATACCTGATAAACTAGTAAACGCTGCTGTCTCAAAAATACCTAAGGACTTTATATCCGCCTCACTGAGCATTGAACCAAAGAATCTTTCACCGTTAGATTTTGACATATATGTATCTACACTATTCAGCAATCTATAGAGACAACCGTTAGCAAATGTTTCAAATGCCTGCACCTGTGGCATTGTAAAAAAATCATCAATAATATGTATATTCTTACCTGTAGAGAGCTTACGTGTTATCATTATATAATCATCCTTATTAATCCAATGGTGTCGATTGTGGTAAGCAAGATATAATTAGCCAGCATACCAAAGGAACGACGACTATAAGCACACCAAGCGTATATAGCACAACCTGCAATCCAAGCTGGGTACATGAGGAGAAGAGGAGGATTAGGCACGGTTGCGGCCATAGTGATAGAACAGCCAATAGATATAGCCCAAGCAAGGACCTCAAGACAAAAACGTACTCTATGACTTTTGTAGTCCTCTCGGATCCAGCTAAATGTTCCACCTAGTATCTCATTCATTCCGGTAGACGTTTAGTGACACCGAGGATCATCTCGATATCATTCCATTCTTGCTCATGATCTTTCCAGTTGTCTTTGTGTGCAATTCGAATTGCCTTGTTTATGATACTGGGTTTGATTTGCAGTTCTTCTGCCACAGCTTTAACAGTTTCTTTAAGACCCTCTTGCAGATCTTCTAATTCACGAAGCACATTAGAACCTTCACTGATCAAACGTTCTAGTTTGGCTTTTTCTTCGGGACCGTAC